CTTGAGCGATAGTATTATCAATAGCGGAGTTCATAGCGCGTTGATTTTCTGCCGCCATAAGAGCTTCACGAGTTCCACCAAACGCACCTGCACCAGTAGCCCTACTTTGTTGTTCAGTACCAGTAATGCCATACTGACGACGCATCGCATCAATCTGTGGTGCAAGAGAAGATTCTAAATATGGGTTCATATACGAACGAACTGCGTTAGGGTCGGTGGCTTGTTGTGCAAAATTAGCACCCGCTTGGCCAGCTTGCATACCATACCCAGCACCCATAGCACCATAGCCTGATGCTTGTTGGCCTTGTTGAGCACCTAAAGCACCGTAACCCGCACCTAAAGCACCGTAACCTAAACCCCCCATACCAACATTAGTAGCCGCTTGACCTAAGCTTGCAGCCTGACCAGCGGTGCCTAGTGAACCAAAACCTGATGCGCCTGCTAGGTTTGTACCTAAACCAAATTGACCTGGAGTTTGTAAGTTAGCCGCACCTTGAAACGCTTGTTGTTGCATGGGGGAGAAACCAGCAACATAATCATTCATATCGCTACTATAGGGCGTATAAGGATTAAAACCCGTTATATTAAAGTTGCCCTCTGCGTCAGTAGTACCCTGAAATATTTGTTGTTGAGCAGCACCAAGCATTGACTCGACATAAGGACGAGCGTACTCTGGTATATTAGATTGTTGTACCGAAGTCTCTGTAGGGCCGCCACCGCCTTTTTTGTATAGCTTAATATTTCCAAACGGGTCTTTTTGGAAGGCTTCTTCAGGCAACATCTCGAAATACTTACTCATACTTATTTCTCCACTGGCAATTCGTAAAACACAAACCGCGATTTGTATCCATCATTTTTAAAAATCTTTTCCCAACCGGGGCGACCATAGCTTTCTATAATCTTACACCCGTGCTCTTTGGCAAACTTTTGTAGTAAGGCAAGCATGGGGTCTTTCCACTTCTTCAACTCTACACCGCCAGTAAATACCATATCTAGCGACGTCATTCTAGGATAATAGCTAAACGTAGTTACAACCGCACCGTATACCTTAGACCCATCAAATGCAATCCAAAGATGCTGTGGCTTGGTTAGTAAGCCTTGTTTAATATCTTCTATCTCGTACCTACCATACGAATACTTGGCAGGGCCCTCTAAATACTTTTCTACCTGAGGCCATATGCCTTCAATGTGCTCTATAGGCACTAGCGATACTTGCATTATATAAGCACTTCAAATAGAGTGTTACGTGGCTCAAAATCAAACCGCCTCCATAACCGTACTATAGAATCCTTGCCATAGCCTTGTATCTTTGTAGCACCTAACTCTTTTAGTATCCGCTTTAATTGCGCAAACACTTCTTTAGTTGCTATAAATCTGCCACCAGTAGATGTAATAAACGCTACTCTATGCAGTGGGCAGTTAACCATTGATACCGTTGCGCACCCATGTATAATCCCGGTCTCGTCTATGGCAACAAACAAATACCATTCACCAGAAGTTACATACATTTTAATATGCTCTAGGTTATAGTTTCTGCTCCACTCAGGAAAATTATCCATTGAAGCTACAGCAGTGGCAATAAAGCCTTCAACCCGAGGCCATACTTGGTGGACGAATCTTGTATCGACCACCTTAATTTGTAAAGTCATTTTAATCCTATGCTGGTAGGAACTTCTCAGATTTTATCTGTTTACCTTGTGCTTTCTTGCCTGTACGTGCTCTACGTACATTATCCATCATTTTATATAAGTGCTTAGCACCTGCATCTGTAGACCCATTACCTAGATGTGACACCACATCTGCGGGAACTACAAATTCACCGTCAGCTAATCGTGCTGGTTGTTTATTAGCAATTGTAGCAGGGATATCATCAGACATTCCATCACCTGGGCCTTTAAGTAATCGAGGATTACCTCCAGCTGCATACCCACCAAGATTGTATCCAGCGATACCGCCTTCAGCATATTGGGGTTTGTATATATGACTTCCCGCAGGTCTTTGAGCATTAACGTTTCTTGTAGGTTGGAAGTTAGCTAATGGGTTATGCTTAGGTTCTGCCCTTCGTCCACCCATCCTCCCAAATACTGGGTTAAAAATCGTATTTTGTTGACCCATACCTGTACCTGTCTTACCCCCAACCGCCATTTCAACTGCATCGTAATCAGCGCCTACTACCGCACTACTTGTTGGCATTTGAGATGGAGTTGCATACTGAGTTGCATCTTGTCTACCCATTGGATAACCCCCACCTGCTAATGCAGTAATACCGCCTTGAGCATAGCCGGGTCTGTATACATTTGGTGTTATGCGAGATGGGTTAAACTTGTTAGGGTCATACTTAAACTTGCTTAGAGGTCCTTTATACTCATCTTCTTCAGGCATATCCACACCAGGGGCCATAGCGGAACTCAATATTGCACCGCCGCCGATACCTACACCAGCTTTTTCCATAGGAGATAGTGAGTTCCACCAAGTACTTGCTTGGTCCATTAATCCGGGTTGTGCAGCTGCACTAGCTATACCTTGTTGAGCGCCGGGTAATACAACATCAGATACAGCGGCTTGAGGTATGTTGCTCGCAACATTAGCGAAGTTAGGGTATGCACCTTGAGATACAGCAGTAGGAAGATTTTGAGTAGCAGCATTAGTTGCAATTCCACGACCGGCTTCTGAAGTAATCCCACCAATAGGTGCCATTGTAGGTTGTACCATAGCTGTTTGAGCCGCTGTTTGAGAAGCTAGCGCTGCTTCTTTTGCCGCTTCTGTACCAATACCTACACCCGCGTCCACTGCCGTGTCTACCCCTGTTAGTGCAGCCGTGTTAGTTGCGCCTAGTAATCCCTGCGCCCCCTGAGTAAGACCCGCTGTACCCGCACCTATTAATGCACCTGTAAGAACATCTTCACCAGTTAATAACGCTGTTCCGCCGCCAACTGCGGCGCCTATTAGCATGCCTTCCATAATGCACCTCGATTATAGTGTTTCATAGTAAATTCCTACTATATATAGTTTAGTGAATAATATCATCAATGTAGCGCCTATACAATATTAAACTATTGTTCCAGCGGCGTTTATCCAGTTAGTACCATTCCACCAAATAGGTCTTCCTATGGTAGTATCAAAATAATATTGACCTATTTGTAATTTAATATCCCCTGTGTCAATTGGTCTATTCGCTGTTGTACCCGCATCAGGTATTGTTAGTGCTTGCGTTATATTATCTATCTGCCCAAAGTAGAGTCGAAACGCGTTGTTTAATTGGTCTTGGTACTGTTGCGCATAGTCGACCGGCGCAATAGGTAAGTTGGGTGCCTTTGGGGGACGCAGTGCTAATGATTTTAATGGGGTATTATATGACATTATCTGCGTCCATCAGGTCTAATATCAATACGAGGCATGCCTAACTGCCAAGATACTCCTACTTCATCTGATTCAATCCTAAAGCTCATTTGACGGCCTCTGATGCGAGTGTATACCTGACCTGTAAACTCTTGGATGTTGTATGTGCTTCTTAATGTAAAGTTGTCTTGGCTTGGAACGGCAGGATTGTTTGCTGCACCGTATGGTGTACCTGAGTTTACACGAGGCTTAACAGTCATGGTTACAGATGGGCCGTTTACATTAGAGCCATTAAAGTTTACATCCGGCAGTATACGCCACACAAACCCAAAGTTATGCCCATCACCAATATCAAAGTCAGATGACTGAACATATGCATTGATTGGAACAGCCGTTAGCCCTGATACATCATCTACCGATGCCTCATGGTATAAGATACGGTTATCGTAGTTTGCAGCCATAGGGTATTGGCGAATGCCTGAATCTAACCATGCAGTGCGAGCCATAGAGCCGTAATACCAAACACGGTCTAGGTAATTGTAGATAACATACTTGTCTACTTCTGTTGCATTACTTGAGTTACTTACATAGAACCACCACACTTCGTTGTAGCCTTCGTTACCACCTGCAAACACTTGGTATGATTGGTCTTTGTTTATGTCATTAAATATGTATTGGCGCAACGCACACGGTAAAGTTTCTACACGGCCTGAATACATATAGAACTTATCTACACCCATCCAGTAAGTAACGTTATTTACAGTTATCATTGAATTAGGTGACATGACAGAAATATTATCCATCAATATATTAAAGCCCCACACATAAGGCGCACCTAGGTACTGCATGGAATAAAGGGCTGAATCAGTCCACACCAGTATCTCTTGACGTGTTGGATTTGCGGCTATGATTGATGAGCCATGAGTTAAAGTAAACTCGCCAGCTTGATTGGTGATTGCTGGTACCCATTCATATGGGTTTTGTTGGTCTGACCATCTTACAAGCATCGGGTTAAAATCTGTGTTTGGCGTCCCTGCAACGTATGGGTTAGCGCCAAAGGCTATTAAGAACCGCTGTATAGATGAAGCTGATATTTGGTTTGTTTTATTAGGGACGTATGTACCAGCAAAGCCCTCGTTTGTTGAAAGTGTATTTAATGATACCGCCCTTGTTTGTACACCTAGCGAGTCTTTCCAGTAGTATATGCCGCCGCCACGAGGGGCAATTACAAGGTCTTGGCCAAAGTTATCATTAGTCCACAAGCGCAGTTGTTGTCCTATACCAATTACTGATGCAGCGCCCCAGCCTGTGTTAGATGCACTGCCTGTACCATAGAACCCACTCCAAGGGCCTGCACCCCATCCAACACCAA